ATGCCGAAAGCCTTGGGCTTGCTTTCATGGCGCAAAAGCTGGGACCAGAAAGCACGCAGCGCGAATGGACAGTGCCTTCCGAAATGCCTGGACAGTTTGACCCGTCATGGGTGGACCCAAACCCCTCGGAAGCCTTTGAAAACCGCACGCAAGGCTATGCAGGGGCAGATAAGCGCAAGCGTGAGGCGGATGACCTTATGGCCCGTTTGCCAGCCGGATTGCGCAAGGGAGAGCCCAACCGAGGCGGCATGCAGAAGAAAGATTGGACCTCGATAGTTTCTGAGGAAATTCGTGATCGCTACACAGGCCTTGAAGCTTCGGAAGATTTGAAGGCGAAACTCAACAACGAAAGGAATCCAGCATGAGCAAATGGGAAGCCAATCCGTTGCACGGGGCGGAATACGTCAAACCCCGACATGACGAAATTATTGAGGCGATGAAAACCGCTGGCAACGTAGCTGTTGCTGCCATTGATGGAAATGAGCGCGAGGCTATTAAGCGGATCAAGGAAGAAGCGGCCCAAAAGCGGGCTGCCATTGTCAAAAAGGTCAATGACGTGATCGCGATGGACCCAATGCGCGCCGTTCGGAAATATTGGGCCGTGCCGCGTGATGAAATGTGGCGCACGTTCCTTGAGACGGGCGAAACCAAAATTAACAACATTGAATGAGGAATCCAGCATGACCGGCATGGATGCGGAAGAAAGCGCTCGCGTTGAAATGGCGCATGAATGGTATCAAGCAAGGAAGCGCGCATGAAAGCAGGTCGCAAGCCCCACAAAGACGTTGATCGTTACCCATCTGGCGAGATCGTCAAAGAGCAGCAAGGCGAGAGACCCGAACAGGTTCGCTCCGTTGTCGTCATGCAGCGCCAGAAGTTTCATGGCGCCGGCAACGACGATGACGCAAAAGACCCATGGTATGGATTCCCTCTTGGCCGGATGCGTAAATGGGCCGTGAACGCTGCCACGGACAGCGAGGGCCTATCTGATCTCCAATATCGCGCCATCATGGAATACATCACGGCTCGCCATCGCTATTGCCTGATCTATGGCATTCCTAGCCCACATCCGAAGGCTTTGGAGATTGGCGGCGTGCGCGGGACTTCCACGGCAGAGGCGCCGGGCAATGACGAGGTTATCGAGGCGAGGCGTCGTTATAACGGCGCGCGCTCGGCGATTCTCGAATATAGCGTAGAATGGATGCGCCTGATTGATCGTTGCGCCATGGATGATGAATCGCTAGGCCGGAAAGACCTTGGTGGCATTCGATGCGGGGCGAATATCCTGGTGCGTCACTTTGGACTGACGAGGCTGTGAATAACTTGTTGCGCCCCGATAAAGGCTCTTGCATCGCGCGCGGTGATTCGATATTCGTGAAATTGAGGCTAGGATTTGTGCGCGCTGTGGTGGTCTTCGGGCTGAGCGATGTTCATTTTGCTGCCTTTGACTGTTGGTTTGGGAACCAAAAACATCGGCGCTATTGCCTATCCTTGCTGGGGTAGGTTGGCTCTTTAGCGCAAGCAAGATTGAGGCAGGCAATGCGTGATAGCGGGGCATTTGTCCTTTGTGTTCGCAATCGCCTTTGCCTGCCTCGCCAGTTTCTCAGGGTTTTTTACCACCGCTTGCGGTGAAGTTGAGGGACGGAGACGCCCCTTGCGAGATTCGCCCGAATGGGCATTGAATTGCCGGTTTGCTCTTTCCTTGCTGGGCAGCCGGGTCATCAGTCGCAAGGATGGCGCGGGAAAGACCGTATCGTGGCTAGCTAGCTGAAAAGGCCATGCGAGGCGCGCCCCTCGTTAAAAACGGCGTTCCAATTTGCTCGAATGGGCACATGAGTTTGGCGCGGATTGGCAAGGGCCTTGGGGGTTCGCACTGATCCGCACCAAAACAGTTCAACGCGTGCGCCACGGTGACGTGTGCAGCTTAAGCCCGGTAAGCCAGTATTCCGGTGCGACTAGGTTCGGTGACTTCTGGATTGACCGGACCCGCGTTGAGGCAGTTCTAGGCGGCAGCACGGATAGGACGTGCGCGGTTTTACGGATGGCCCCAAGACACACAGGGCGCATCGTCTGGCATGGGATGGTCCATGCCCCGTTGGGCAAGGTGTCCTCGTTAGCCCAAGCCGGGTATCAAGCCCTGGCCCGTCTAGTCCAATTTGGCGCGCTGCTTTTGCAGCCTAGCCGGATCGCAGTCTAGTGGGGGCCATCATGTGAAAGACCATCGGCGGAGTTGCAAGAGCCTCAAGGCATCGCACCCGCACAGACTTGTCCGCCAAGCCTGTAGGCAGGCAGAGCCGCTAGGGAAACCGGGCGGCATTATTTCGCGCTACCGTCTGCATTGATTAGCGCCATGATCTTGGCAAGCAGTGCAGCGGTAGTTGGCGCAACGGCTCTGCCTTGCTCCCAGCCTTCATAAGTGCGCCTGGATATTCCGAGCGTCTTGGCTGCGATAGGTGCGGGAATAGCCCCGCGCCAGTCGCGCAGGGCTTTGGATGTGGGGGTCATGCTGCGGCCTTTTGTTTGGCTGAGATTTCAATTGCGTTAATAAGCGCTCCTTCAATCCGCCACTTTGCCGCGTCAAGCAGATCAAGGGCGCTGTTGATCGCAGTCCGAGTGTCGCGGGATTGAAGGACGGCGCCACACTCTGCTTCATAGGCCGCAAGCCAAGCACGGCAGCGCGCGGCAAGGTGGTAAGCATCGGCGTTTTTGTATCGGACATTGATCAACTGCGTTGCAATCTCGCGGGCTTCTTGAAGAAAGTTGCTCATGTCCGTAACTCCGTTGTTGATGGAACTGTTATACGCATATGTGCGTAATGCGTCAACAGGAAATATGCGCAACAAAATTGCGTTTTCATTTTAACGAGAGGTGGTCTCATGGCCGCAATAAAGGTGGCTGAGCAAGATGAGCGCGAGTGTGGCACGGAGGAAGAGTGGAGGCGCTTCTGGGCTTCCCGTGATAAGTTCGAGGACAAGCAGGACTGGCTAGACTCAAGGCCAGCGCCCGCTTCGGATAGCTATGCGCTGTGGGACGACATTCTTGAAGGCGAGGATGTCGTTTCGCATTTCAGGCGCTATTGCATTTTCATGGACCAGAAAGAAAAGCAGGACAGAGAAACGTGAGGCGCGACCGCTCAGACCGGTCGCGAATGAGGAATGGCAGCACGAGGCAGGCAGCCCGGTTTCCGCATGTCGGACGAACATCGGGTTAAAATCCAAAACAGCAACATCCTCAACGCGCTTATTGAGCACGTAGAAGGAAAGCGCGATATGGCCCCGTCTCAGGTGACGGCAGGCGTTGCGCTACTCAAGAAGGTGCTGCCTGATCTGTCGGCGGTTGAGGTGTCCGGCGAGGGTGGCGGCGCGGTATCCATCCAGATTGTAACGGGCGTTCCCCGTGCCAGCGATTAGCTTAGGCTATGAGGCTCGAAAGCCTTTTGTCTCCTTCCATATGCGAAAAGAGCGCTGGGCCTGTCTGGTAGCCCATCGCCGCGCAGGCAAGACAGTGGCTTGTGTCGCTGACTTGATTGATGCGGCTCTCCGTTGCCAGAATCCAGACCCGCGCTTTGCTTATGTCGCGCCGTTCTATGTGCAAGCCAAGGACGTAGCCTGGGGCTATCTCAAGCGCTTTACAGCGCCGATTGATGGCGTGAAGTTCAACGAGGCGGAGCTTCGGGTGGATTTGCCCAACGGCGCGCGCATCCGGCTTTATGGCGCTGACAATTACGACCGCATGCGCGGCGTGTATCTGGACGGCGTTGTTCTGGATGAGTATGCCGACATGCCGCCTGCTGCATGGACAGAGGTTATTCGCCCTGCCTTGGCAGACCGTGAGGGATGGGCGGTCTTCATCGGCACGCCAAAAGGGCGGAATGAATTCTTCCGCATTTGGGAACTAGCGCAAGACGACCCATCGTGGTTCGCCATGATGTTGCGGGCTTCTGAAAGCGGCTTGGTCAAGCAAACCGAGTTGGATGACGCGGCCAAGGACATGACGCCTGAGCAATATGCCCAGGAGTTCGAATGTTCGTTCGATGCTGCGATTCTCGGAGCCTACTACGGATCTGACATAGCGCGTGCCGAGCGCGAGGGGCGCGTTGGTATGTTCCCGCTTGATCCCCTTTTGCCTGTGCATACGGCATGGGACTTGGGCATTGGGGACAGCACGGCCATCTGGCTATGGCAGGCGGCTCCTGATGGGCTTCGCGTCATTGGACATATCGAGGACCATGGCAAGGCTCTGCCGCATTATGTTGGCGAACTGTCCGCCCTTGGCTATCGCTACGGGCTGGACTTCGTTCCGCACGATGCAAAGGCGCGAGAGCTTGGAACCGGGCGCACTCGCGTTGAGACGCTGATCGGCCTTGGTCGAAAGCCTCAGCTTGTGCCTGCCCACACGGTTGAAGACGGGATTAACGCACTTCGCGTGATGTTCCCGCGTATTCGGTTTGATGCTGAAGCGACCAGGCACGGGCTGGAGGCGCTTCGCCAATACCGCACGGACTTTGACGAAAAGACCAAGGCGTTCAAGAACACGCCCCGGCACGATTGGACCAGCCACAGCGCCGACGCCGCTCGCTATATGGCGATTGCGTATCGCGACATGGTTGCCCCGCCAAAACCCGTTAAGAGGCCCCAGCCCTTGGGCTCAGTTATTCTGCAAGGCCCGCCTGAAGCACCACGAGGCGTAAGGATCAAGATATGAACGCAACCGAAAGCATCATCGCCCATTTGCTCATGCTCCCCGATGGAGTGCGCATTGTGCGGGGGAGCACGGACGGCGTTGTCCATTTGATCGGCCCGCGCCGGAATGGATATGTTTACGCCGTGTCAATCACGGCTTTCGGGCAGAGTGATATTCCTGCCGTGTGCCGCGAGGCGCTGGCACTATTGCCAAGCGAGTCGTAAGGATCAGGATATGACAACCACAAAAGACGTGACCGGCATATTGCGCGATTTTTACGATTTATCAAAAATCCGCGTAATCGAAAATGAGGTAGGTGGCTCGGTTCACTTGGCCTCGCAGGAAGTAGACAGTGAGGGATATTTTTCCGCTTTCGGCGTTTCCACGAAAAAAAGTGGCACTGCGGCTGAAATCGCTGCTGATCTTGTGGCCGGGTGGAATGACCACGCTGTTCCTTTTGGCTGTCCCCGCATCGAAAAAATAGTCCCAGTCCAATTTTCCCGATGCACAGTAGATTTTAAGTTCTGAGGTAGAATGATGGACAGCTACAGCAACGCGACGGAGGCTGCTCCGGGCGCAGCCAAAAGCGCGTCTGTATGGCTGGATCGACTGACCGCTTACAAGAGCCGCTTTGAAAAGTGGTATAAGGCTTGCGAGAACGTCGATAAGCACTATTCCCGCAAGGATCGCGCTGACACGGCAGACCGTGAATATGCGATCTTCTGGGCAAACATCGAGGTCTTGCGGCCTGCCACCTATGCGCGCCCCCCGGCTCCGGTGGTTGCTCCTCGCTTCAAGGACAGCAACCCGATTGCGCGCGAGGCTTCCGAGGCTTTGGAGCGCACGCTTGTCACGACATTCGAGCAGGCTGATATTGACGACCTTTTGAGACAGGTGCGCGATGAATATCTCCGCTATGGCCGGGGCACCGCATGGGTGCGCATGGTCAATGGCAACGCGATTGAATATGATTTTGTCGGGCACAAGGACTTCGCCCATGAACTAAAGCCGGTATGGCGTGAGGTGACATGGGTTGCCCGTCGCGCGTGGCTGAATCGAGAATCGGGCGTCCAGCGGTTTGGTGATGCGTTTAAGAAAGTCGCGCTGAAAAAGCAGGATGAAAACAGCGCGATTGAAAAGAAAGACGATTGCGCGCCAGTTTGGGAGATTTGGTGCAAGACCTCTCGCAAGGTCTATTGGGTTGCCGAGGATTTTGAGCAAATCCTTGATGAGCAAGACCCGATGTTTGACCTTGTGGGCTTCTGGCCATGCCCCAAGCCGGCCCTTGCCACGCTTGAGCCTAAATCGCTTGTCCCAGTCCCCGAGATCAAACAATACAAAGATCAGATCGAGGAAATCAACGAATACACAGCGCGCATCGCGGCGGTATCGGAAAGCCTGAAGCTTCGTGGCTTCTATGCGGCTGGCACGGGTGATGTTGCGACGGCGATTGAAGTCGCCATGAAGTCGCAGGATGATCGGGCGCTTCTTGTCCCCATCAGCAGCTTCGCGGCCTTGGGTGGCGGCTCATTCAAGGACAGCATCGTTTGGGTGCCGATTGCAGAAGCGGTGGCGCTCGTGCGCGAGTTGGTTGCCCTTCGCCGCGTCGTGATCGAGGACGTGTATCAGATCACGGGCATCAGCGACATTGTTCGCGGGCAAAGCGACCCGAATGAAACAATGGGCGCGCAGCAGTTGAAGA